AAGAAATAAATGTATTATTCTGGTGAGGTTTTAAAAATAAGGATTACAAAAGATAATCTTTTAAAGTTTTATTATAAAGACGACAGAGTAGCACGACCAGATTATATCAGAGACCGCCAGGTTTTAGAGAAAAAGCTGGTTGCTTATGAAAAAGGAAAGATAGATAAACTTACAAAAGTATATCCAGGTAGGTATGACCTTACTGTTCTAACCTACAACCAGTACGCCAACCCTTATTTAATAATAGATGGTTGCCATAGGATGGAAGCAATGAATCGCTTGATTCCAAGCGGGAAATTAAAAGGATTTACATTCTGGCTGATACCGTCAAACATCTTGGGGGCGGGGATAGAAGAAGATGCTTACAGGTTGAGAGAAATGGTTGATGCTAAATTAGACCAGGCAGGATTGCCTCGTTGGGTAAATAAATTTTACTATGCGGAGATAAACGGAAAATTAGTCGCCTGGAAGAATATAAATATTATAGATACTGGCGATATTAACCAACCGCTTCAATTTGGAGTTGATTGGAAGTTAAATATACAAAGTTTAGATTTTGCTAAAGATAAAGATATAAAAAATCTTCCCAAATGGGCAGATATTATTAAATATGGAAACTAATCTCTTAAAGAGCATAAACGAAGAAAAACAGGCATTTGAAGGCAATTATATTCAAATAGTGCCTGGTTTTACATTTAACCAAAAACAAACAATAGAGCAGATTTATCGCCACTATAATTCCCAATTTGAATTGGGCGAGATAGATGAGGATGGCGACAAAAAGTATTTTTATAACATAGTCAAAAATCCCTGTAAGATTTATTCAAAGGCGATTGATTTTGATACCAAGAATGTCCGTCTATTAACGGCAGATGGCGGAAATCCGATAAAGACCTGGTTTATGGAAAGGGATTTGAAGTTCTGGATGAGAGATAAGCAATTCGGCAAGATACTTAATAGGATATTCTACGAACTTCCAATCTTCGGAAGCGTTGTCTTAAAGGTGATTAACGGACAAATTTATTTTGTTGATTTAAGGAATTTTATAGTTGAACAAAGTGCTGATACATTAGAAGACGCAAATTACATAATAGAAAAACATCCATATACCGTAGCGGGATTTAGAAAAGCAATGAAAGAAATCGGGGTTGATGAGAGTAAGATTGAGGAAACGATAAAACTTTATCGTCAGATGACGGATATAAGGCATATAATGGTTTATGAAAGATATGGCGAGGTTGAAATCAAAGATGGAAAATGGGAATATCGCAGGGTTTATATCGCAGATGTCGGGGTTGATAAGGAAGACCAGATGACAAATAGAACCGTTCCTTATCGTGGAATTGAATTAAAATCTGATGTCGTGAGTGAGAATCCTTATTGGGAATATCATCTTGAAAAAATACCAGGTCGCTGGCTTGGAATAGGAGTTGTTGAAACCTTATCCGAACCGCAAATTAGGGAGAATGAATTAGCTAACTTACAAAGCAAAGCGTCTTATTGGAGAGCTATAGTATTGTTTAAATCGCAAGACCCTGGAATTGCTGGAAAGAATATGTTGGAAAATAGGAATGGCGATATTGTTGATACGAGTGCTGGCGATGTAAACCAATTAGACATATCAGACCGCAACCTTGCTTTCTTTAATGAGGAAACAACAAAGTGGATGAAGAATAGAGATGAGTTGACTTTCTCTTATGATGTTGTTCAGGGAGAACGCTTGCCAGCAGGAACTCCATTAGGTTCGGCTCAAATATCTATTTCACAGACATTATCCTATTTTGAAGGCATACAGGAAAATATCGCTATGGGAGTCAAGGAAATGATTTACAGCGTCATACTTCCTCAATTTGAAAAAGATTCTACCCCAGAACATACCTTGAGAATTGTCGGTAGGGATTTAGATACTTATATCGCAATGATTAAAGATGGATTGGTTAATGAAGAAGTTGTTAAACAATACATTAAAGGCAAGTTTCCAACTCAATATGAAGCAAAAGTTATCGGTATAGCGATAGAAAACGGATTGAAGAAAAGCGGGGAATTATTAAAGAAACTTCCAAAGGATTTCTATAAAGATAATAAATACGATGTGGACATTGATATTACAGGTGAAAGCGTTGATACAAGGGTTAAGAGTGCTACTAAATTCGCTATTTTACAGGCGATAACCACAGACCCAACAATGCTTGTTGACCCGTTCAAAAAGAAATTACTCTATTCAATGGCAGAAGATGGGGGGATTAACCTTAACGATTTTATCGGACAAGAACAAAAAAGCATTGAACAGCAAATGGCAGAATTACAACCTCAAACTGGAGCAGGCGGTGGAGTAGCAAGAATGAGTGTCCCGAATAATCCAATGGCGGGTCAAACAACTAAAACAATTTAATGGATAAGCAAAAATTAGATAATTTCAAGGATACGCAATTCGCAAATATAATGATTGAATGGTTTAACGACGAGATAAAAGAAATGTCAGATATTTCCAAACATAAAACTTGGGATGAGGTTTTAGGCAAGCAGTATGCTACCGAGATATTAAAAAAAATGATTCGTATTTTAGAAAAAAAAGAAGAAGTTAAAAGAGTGCCAAACCAATACAAATGAAAAGTCGTTGGGGAATAAAACTCCCGTAAAAAAGCTAATAAATCGGTCAGAAAAGACCTTAAAATCAAAAATTATGGACGAACAAATCCAAAAAGAGTTACAAGAACTCACAAATCTTGAAACTGCTGGTGGAATAGATGACATACAGCAATCTCGGTTAACAGTTCTAAAAATGTTAGACGAGGCAGAGAAAACTGCTATACAAAAATCAAAAGATTTAGAATCTGCTTTAGCTCAAAAAGAACACTTCAGAACAAAATCTGAAGAATTAGAGAAAAAGCACGCTGAAGAAATAGTAAAAATCAAAAAAGATACCTCAAAGGCAACACTTGATGTTGGTGATTATATAGACATCTCTGCTTCTCTTGAAGGTTTAGACCAGAAAGAGAAAGAGAAGTTAGCATATGAGCACAAAATTACAGGTAAGCCACTTTCTGAACTAAGAAAGGATGAGGACTATATTCTTTGGCAGGGAGCACATAGGGAAAAAGTCGATAAGGAAAAAGCACTTGCTCCCAATACGAATCAGGGAGAAGTAACCAAGCCGAAAACAATGGACGAAGAGTTCGCTTCGGCTAAAACTCAGGAAGATAAAGAAAAAGTCCTTAATAAATACGGACTTAATCCTTTAAATCCCCGAAAAGATTACCACACCCTGTAAAGAATTGGAGCAAGCAAAAGAATGAGTGATGTAGTAACAAATGATGTATCAGCTATTACTCCTACGATTTGGTCAACGATGGTTCAACAGCCCCTTTATAAGCAATTAGTTGCTTTGAAGGTCTGTAATACCAGGTTGGCTGACAAGTTGTCAGTAGGTAAAGCGATTCAACTTCCGAGATTTGGTGATTTGTCTGCACAGACATATGTACCAGGAACGGATTTGACCGCAACCAACCAAGAGTGGGATTACGATACAATCAACGTTTCAACATTCAAGCACTGTACCTTCTATGTAGACGATGTTCACAAGTTACAATCCAATGTTTCTGTCGCAGTAGAATTAGCTGGACAAGCAGGTTATCAATTAGCCAACGCTATTGATACCTTTGCCTTCAGTAAAATCACTGGAGCAGCTGGCGTAGGATTGTCTTGTGTTGATATGGGTCATATCAACAACAGTACTGATGATGGAGTAATAACAGCAGCAACTACCAATATAATTGACATTTTCGCAGGATTACGTAAAGTTCTCCGCCAGAACAATGTCGAGGAAGCTGGTGATTGGTGTGCAGTTATTTCACCAACATTAGCGTCTTACATAGATATTAAGGGAACAGCAGTTGGATTTAATTCAGCTGACGCAACCTTAAAGAATGGTTATGCTGGAAAATTTATGGGCTTTGAGGTCTATATTTCCAACAACTTACCATCTGGAGAAACAAGTGCATTATCCATAGCCGCTTTGGGCGGACCTTCGGGAGCTGGTTCAGCTACCACAGGAACAGCCCATTACTTTGGAAAGAAAGGTGTTATTGACCTTGTCTTACAAAGAGCACCAGGATTAGAGATTGCGACCACAAGATTGGGTCTAACTTTATTACTTGGACTGTCTACGGCGGAGGAGTTGCACTGAAAAACAGGGGTCGTGCAAGAAACGTTACGATTAAGGATACATAGAATTATTAGTAAATAATCGTTTGTGATGGGGGATTAACCAGACGGAAAATTCCTCATCACAGCGTCTGGAAATGATTATGAGAAAAGTACTTAATATAATAAAGCAACTTAATAACTGGAGGATAAGAAGAACAGCATTAAAAAAACTTATTAGAAGATATAAGTATGATTATGAGGTTGAACTTATCTTAGAGAAATGGATTATCAAAAGGATTTTAGATGGTCAAACAAGCAGAAGACCAGAACTTGCCGAGAAACAGCAAAGGTTAAAGGAAATTAAGATGTTTTTAGAATACTTTACCAACCCAAACTAATATGAGAATTTTATATGTAGTTGACAACCCAATGGCTTGGAAATCAGGTATTTGGTATCACCGAATAAATGTTCCATCTAAAGGACTTGCTGGAAGGGGACATGGGGTAAAACAAGTAGTAATCGGAAAACCAATGCCAGATGAGTTTATAGAATATCCATCTACTGTTATATTTGGCAGGATTTATCCAGAAGATTCAAATCCAATAGAACTAATGAAAGCCTACAAGAAACAAGGGACAAGGGTTCTCTATGATATAGATGATGATATTTGGGCAGTTGACCTGTCTAACCCGTCAAGGAATGTATCTAATGTTTTTAAAGACCAATATGAGGGAATGATTAAAGAAGCAGATGCAGTTATTACTCCAAGCAAAGTTTTAGCAAAGAAAATAAAAAAACTATGTAAGGGCAAGAAAATATTTATTTGTCCAAATTCAATAGATTTTAATGATTATCACGAAAGACCGCACGAACACGACCAATTGCTTATTGGCTATATGGGTGCGGCATCACACTGGAAAGACCTTAGTTTAATAGTAGATGTATTAGAGAAACTTTATGAGAAATATGATTTTACTTTCGTATTACAAGGAGTAACTGGTGGCGATTTTGAATCAGAAATGCTCTCTTGTTCAAAGATTCTTCAACAAAATTTACAACCAGAACAGAATGATTATTTTAGAGATACTTTGGCATTTTACGATAGATTAAAAAAGATAAAGATGTATCATTTGCCGTTTTTCTTGCCAGAAATCAATCCATTAAAGTTAAGTATGGCAGATTTTGACATAGGAATAGCCCCATTAGAAGATAAGGAGTTTAATCACGGAAAATCTTGTTTGAAGTTTTATGAATATGCGGCAGTGGGAACACCTTGCTTGGCTTCTGATGTATTGCCATATAACCAAGAATGTACTTATTTGGCTAAAAATACTTTTAAGGATTGGTATGAGAAATTAGAAAAATTAATTGTAGATAAGGAATTTAGGGAGAAGTTAGCTAAAGACCAGCAA